TATAAGTCTGTCACTAAAGCAGATGGAACTATCAATACCGCAGGAATGGCGCAAATTCTTCAGGACAAGAAGCGTCAAGAACTTCTAGCATCTGGTCTATCAACAACTGAAATTGAAGCACGTCTTGCTAGAGAATGGTCAACACTTTATACACCATCAAAGTCAGCAGGGTATAACTCTGCTGGTCAGCCTGAAGAAGGCGGACAATACAGCGCATCTGGTGAATATGTAGGTGCCACAGGTGGCACTGGTGCTCCAATGACAGGTGGAATCGCAGGGGCTGTAACAAACGCATCTGGCAAGACACTTGCTCAAGATGCTTTTATTAATACATTTAAACTTATCGTAGGTGACACAGAGGGTTCAAAAGCCTATGTTGGTGAACTATATAAGTACATCTCTGGTTTCTGGAAGTCAGGCTCAACCATTGATGAGGCTATCAACCTAGCCCTTCGTGCTGCTAGAAACGATAAGGCTATTCCTGAGTTTACTAATCGCTTTGCAGCAATCTTTAAATTAGAAGACCTAAAGGCTGCTGGAAAGATTGTTGAAGTTCCTACAGTTGCAGAGTATGTAAAGTCAGAAGAGACACTTGGCGATATTCTTAATCGCTCTAATCTAGGTGATTTAGCAAACTCAACATTCATTGCTGACATCCTTGCTACTGGCAAGTCAGTATCTGAAAGCACAGATATTATTACAAATGTCTTTGATGCAATTGATAATGCTCCAGCACAATGGAAGGCTCAAGTAGCCAAGGCAATACCATTTGCAGATAGAGCAACACTTGCAAAGGCTATTCTTACTGGACCAGAAGGTGTTAAGCAACTAGAAAGAACTGTTGCCACTGCTGGTGTTCAGGCTGCAGCAGGTATGCAGGGACTTACATTAGGTGCACAAGCAGCAGGAGAACTTGTATCAAAAGGTCAAACCTTTGGAAGTTCTATGGGAACATTTGGTAAAGTAGCACGCATTCTTCCTGAAGCGCAGAAATTAACTGCAATTGAATCTGGCTATATGCCAGCACAAGGTTATACACAAGAGCAAGCAATCGCTGCAACATTTGACCAGAGTGCAGCAGAACTTAAGAAACTAGAAGACCTTGCTCGTAGAGAAGAAGGTCGCTTCTTAGCACGCTCTGGAACTATTGGAAGTAAATCATTTGCTTCTCAAGTTCGCGGAATGCAATAAACAAATAAAGAATCCTGAGCGGACCAACCAGCCCCGCCAGCGTATAAGACTGGTAGCAAGAGCCAGCCCAATTCCCCGATTGGAATCTGTGGCTTGCGACTAACAACGAATAGAAGGGTGGACAGTTGCTATGAGCAACAACTACTGGGACGAAGACGAAGACGATATAGATACACAAGACGAATCGCAAATGGATGGCAGTGACTTACTTAAAAAGTTACGCAAAGCCAAACGTGCGGACGAAAAGCGTATTAAAGAACTCACTGAGCAACTTGAGGGTTTATCCAAGGCGCAGCGTGAGCGTACAGTCAAAGAAGTCCTAGAAAAGAAGGGTGTAAATCCTAAAGCAGTACGACTAATCCTAAAAGATATTGACGATGTTTCAGAAGAATCAGTGAATAACTGGCTCAATGACAACGGTGATTTGTTTGGGTTAACTCCTGCAGAGGACGCATCCGTAGCAAACACTGCAGACCTAGCGGCATTACGCCAACAGGATGTAGTAACGCAGGGTGCAACAACACCTGACCGAGCAGAGAACCTAGAGCAACGATTAGCAAATGCAGAATCTGCAGATGAAATCTTGTCTCTCCTCCGCTCACAATAAAAACAATCATAGTTTCTAGTCACTTGGAGGTGACAAAATGGCATTTGTATCAACAGACTCCGCTTCTCTCGGCGGTACCGCTGGTGGTGCTGGTCTAGTCCAGAAGGCGTATGACCGTCTTTTGGAGTTTGCTCTCCGTTCAGAACCCCTTATTCGTTCTGTCGCAGACAAGCGTCCAACTAACCAGTCAATCCCAGGTTCAACAGTAGTTCTACAGAAGTACGTTGACCTTTCAGCAGCAACAACAGCACTAACAGAAACAACTGACCCAGATGCAGTAGCAATGTCTACACCAACATCTGTAACCATTACTCTTGCAGAGTACGGTAACTCAGTTCTAGTTACACGTGCGTTGGAACTCTTCAGCCTTGCTGATGTAGACCCAGCAATCGCTAACATCATCGCATTCAACCTAGCAGATTCTATTGACGCTGTAGCAATGACAACATTGCGTGGCGGTTCAAACGTAATCTACTCAGGTTCAACTGCAACATCAACAGCAACAATCACTGCTGCTGCAACACTCTCTTCAGCAAACATCCGCAAGGCTGTTGCGAAGTTGCGTGCTAACAAGGCAACTGCCCGCAAGGGTTCACTCTACTGGGCTGGTATCCACCCAGAAGTTTCACACGACCTCCGCGCCGAAACAGGCTCAGCAGGTTGGTTGCTTCCTAACCAATACGGTTCTGCACAAGACCGTATCTGGGCAGGAGAAATCGGAACATACGAAGGTGCATACTTCGTAGAGTCTCCACGTCTTTACAACGCAACAGATGGTTCATCATCTGCACGCGTTTACCGCACAATCCTTGCAGGACAGCAAGCAATGGCAGAAGCCGTTGCTGAAGAACCACACGTAGTTATCGGACCAGTCGTTGACCGCTTGATGCGTCACCGTCCAATGGGCTGGTACGGCGTTCTAGGCTTTGCACGTTACCGTGAAGAAGCACTATACCGCATTGAGTCTGGTTCATCAATCGCTTAATTGATTGACGGGTAGGCAGGGGGAAACCCCTGCTTATCAGTAAGTCCATTAAGGAGGACGAATGACACAGTACACATTTAGAACACCTGTAGTTAAAGAAGGTCCAGCAGGTGGTCATCGTTTGTTCTACTTTTATAAGTTGGACAAAGGTGTAACAGTAATTAAGTCTGGTGGCACTTGGTCAACAACAAGATACCTAGTTGATGAAGACTTAGATAATTACGATGAGATTTACAGAGGCGGATACAACCACACAGTAGATGATGCTAAGAAAGCAGAACTTATTGCAGCGGGTATCGGTATCACAGAGGCAAACTTTACAGCACAGTAGGGACAAATATGGCAAAGCATTGGGAAGCACATCCAACTTATGTTGAAGGTTGCTTTGGTTGTAAGGCTTCAACTCTTCAAATGAATCCTGGGGATGCGAAGCGAGATATACCTGATAAGAAGTGGAACGCAGAGTTAGAGGCTTACCGAGATGCAAGAGCACAAGGTATACAGCCAGCAGGTACAACTATGCGTCACATTGAAGAAGCACACAAAGCGTCAGAGCATTTAGGCAGAGCCTATGACGCAGATACTATGCCTAAAGCAAAAGATATAAACCACAAATCCGCTGAAGTAATGAAAGAACTAGGAGTATAAAATGCCAAAAGTAGGAATGAAAGAATTTGCATACACACCAAAAGGTATGGCTATGGCAAAGGCTGAAGCCAAGAAGACTGGTAAGAAAATGGTAGTCAAGAAGGCTGCTAAGAAATCAGGAAAGAAGAAATAATGGCAACTCCAAAACCAAATCCTAAGCCAAAAATTACTGCAAAGCCAAAACCAAAGCCAGCACCAAGTCCAACATCATATAAGCAATTAGATATTGATATGGCAACTATGGCTAATGTTAAACCAGAGCACCAGTTTACAGCAAAAGACCCTAACACATACAGTGGAACATATAAGGGTAAAAGATATACTTGGCAAAGTGGTGGGTTTCTTAAGTAATGGCTGACTCACGACTAAAGCGAGCAGGAGTCTCTGGCTTTAATAAGCCTAAGCGTACACCTAATCATCCAACTAAATCACACGTTGTTGTCGCTAAGTCTGGAGACCAAGTTAAGACCATTCGTTTCGGACAACAAGGTGTTACTGGAGATAAGAAGCCAACAGCACGTCAGGCTTCCTTCAAAGCACGTCACGCCAAGAACATTGCCAAGGGCAAGATGAGTGCAGCGTATTGGGCAGATAAAGTTAAGTGGTAAGAAAGTAGGGGACAATGCAAGAAACAGTATCTATCGCCTGGTGCGATAACGGTATGGTTGATGGAAAGTTTATGCAAGGAGTTACAGATGTACTCCTTAAGTCAGGAATTCAGTTTGAATCTACTCTACGCAGTCAGGGAAACCAGATTGCTAGACAGAGGGAAACTGTTATCAACTATTGGTACGAAAAGAATAAGGCTGATTGGTTGCTCTGGGTTGACTCAGATGTAGTCAT